GCATCAGAAAGCCGAAGTCTGAACCCGAGGGACAATGGTCCCAGACTATTCCCGGGTGTTCAGAAGATCGCAAAGACCGGAAACGTTCTTTCAACGGTTGAGTCACAGGGCTTCAGAAAGCCAGGACTTCGGTCCCAGCGCCGACTGTAAAGTTGCGGATCCTCCGGGGTACGCTGCGCATGCCTGAATGACACTTCGTCCCGGAATTCAGCCGAGAGGCTGGAGAAAGGACAGCAGTTTGACCAGCGAGGGTGGTGACCTCGCTTATGATGGTCTCCCAGGGTCCGCCAGCCGGTGGCGGCTTAAAGCACCTGTACGGCCGGGGCTGCTATGGAGGGGGGCGGGAGCCCAGTTGAGGGACGCTTCCGGAAACGATGTGCGTCACCGATGATACATGGCCAACCAACCGATAGGCAGCCTTGACATTCCCCCCCCTCCACCTTCAACCCAGAAACACCCACCATGAACTACATCCCAAAGATTATTGTCGCTGTGATTGGCACCGCCCTGACCAGGCAGGTAGCCAAACGCCTCACTGCCCCCATCGCTGCTCGTGCTGTGAAAGTGGAGCTTGAGGCTGAGGCCATGATCGACGAGATTGAGTTTGAGGAGGATGATGTTGATGAGGTGCTGCAGGAGTACACCACGGATGCAGCCCAGGCCGCTGTCAGGATGGGTGAGAGCAAATACTTGCGATCACCTGTCCGGGCTAGGAGGTTTGTGGCCGCAATGGTGACGGTGCTGAGGGCCGAGTTTGGGGCCCCGACTGATGAGTACCGTAACCCCGTCATACGGCAGGCCACGTACCTCAAGTTGAGGACATTCCTCATCAAGTGGTGCAAAGACCGGCACGTTCGGGAGAAGGACAGGAGCGCCAATGTCGATGATGCGGTCGCACTCTGGTTTGTGCCCACCAGGCGTGATATCAGGAGGCAGCGGCTGCTGTCGTCGGCCACTGTGGCCGGCATGAGGAGTCAGGAGGAGAGGGCGAGGTCGCCCATCTTCACCGGGTTGGTCCACATGGCCCTGAGGGCTGTGGGCCACAAGGTGGGAGGGGCGGCTGAGAAGCCATTGCTTGGAATGTAGGGGTGCCTGGCTCTGGGGCGCGGCTTCACCACTTTCAAACCAGTCATACTCTGTGGTGAGCCGATTGTGGTCCGCCCCAAGACCGGGACCACCAAGGACAGGTGCTATGCCTCAGTCATGGGCATGGCCAGCCGGTATAGGCTCGGCGTCCATAACAACAGTCTTACCAACGTGTTGCGGGGGCTCAAGGAACGGGTGTACAACGTGGAACGGGGTGGCGAACTCGCCCCGCCCCCGCGACCCGGAGCCGGGGTGTTTGAGAGGCTGGAAAACTTCCGGCGGCAGCTTGCTGGACGGGTGGGGCGCGCCAACCCTTGGTCGTACGAAGAGTTCATCCTCTCGTGCAGGGGTTCGAAGCGGGCACTTTACCAGCGGGCCGTGGAGTCATTGCTGCAGACTCCGCTCAGCCGAGGAGATGCCAAACTCAGCACCTTTGTCAAAGCGGAGAAGCTGGACCTTGAGTCCAAGCCTGACCCCGCGCCGCGGTTGATCCAGCCGAGGTCACCGCGGTACAACGCTTGGGTGGGAAGATACCTGAAGGCCATCGAACACCGGATCTACGAGGGCATTGATGGTATCTGGGGTGAGGTAACAGTCATGTCGGGCTACAACGCCCTTGACGTTGCCAGGCACCTGCGGAGGCACTGGGACCAGTGGCACGACACCGTTGCCATAGGGCTCGATGCCAGTCGGTTTGATCAGCACGTGAGTGCTGATGCACTGAGGTGGGAGCACTCTGTCTACAACGACGTCTACCAGGATCCCGTGCTAGCCGAGGTTCTCAAATGGCAAATTGCCAACCGAGGCGTGGCTCGCACGGCTGAGGGAGACGTTGACTACGAGGTGGAGGGGTGCAGAATGTCTGGTGACATGAATACATCTCTGGGCAACAAGCTGATCATGTGTGCGCTGGTTTGGACCTATTGCCAAGAGCTGGGGATTCCGGCGAGTCTTGCGAACAATGGGGACGACTGCGTGCTGTTTGTCCGCAGGAGACACGCCCAGAAGGTCTCTACCACCCTGTCGGGGTGGTTCACAGAGTTCGGGTTCACAATGAAAGTTGAACCAGCTGTGGATGTCTTTGAGCAGATTGAGTTCTGCCAGCAGAGGCCGGTATGGGTTGAGGAGGCTTGGCTCATGACCCGCAGCCCTTACAAGGGGCTTGCGAAGGACATGATGATGTTAGGCGTCGACGCTGGACGAGCGTGGCCTGACTATGCGTCTTGGGCCTCGGGGGTGGGCCGGGCTGGGTTGGCGGCTTACGGCGGGGTCCCTGTGGTCCAGGAGGTCTATAGGTGGATGGCTGGGCTTGCCAGTGGCAAGATGAGGCTAGACCCTTACTCCGGACTTGGGACTGCGTCCCGTGGCATGATACGCAGCTACCACGAGCCTGGACCTGAGTGCCGCGCGTCCTATTGGTTGGCTTGGGGCATCACACCCGTTGCCCAGGCAGCCATTGAGGCCGCTATCCGGGCGGTAGTGGTGGAAAGAAACAGGCTGTATTCGATACCCGAGGTAGACCACCTGAGTATCACGTATTGACCAACCCAAGAAAACAAACAAAACAGCCGCTATAGAATGGCAAAGGCCCGCAAGAGTAAGTCTAAGAAGGTTAAGGCCGTAGTGCGGCGCAAACAGCCGCCGCTTGATGCCCTTGGGCTTGCTTATGCCAAGCTCCTTTCTGACCCCTGTGGTGCCGCTCTCACCCATCCCGTCTATGCCGGAGCAGATAGTGGATTCCTTGTCCGCGCTGATTCGGTGTTTTCGGTTGGAGGCGATGCAGGCCAAACTTCGGGAGTTCTGCATTGGACGCCTGGTTATATTAATAGTAACAATACTGAGTTGCTGTTTGCTGCTGGCACCTCTGGTGGCACTGCAACTGTCAGTAGCAGCGGGCCGGGGAAGAGTTTTCTCGGCGCCAACGCCGCCGGTGCACGCTGCATTGCGGCATGCATGAAGATTACATACCCCGGTTCCGAGAGTAGTCGTGCCGGACGTCTGCATTATGGACACACCGTGGCTTCTATCATAGATGCCGGTGACCCTGTGACTGTAGATTCTGTGGCTCCCATCCTGCAACACTACACTCGCACACCTCCTGAGATGGTGGAGGTAGTGTGGAGGCCGGGGGTTGCAGATATGGAGTTTAACGACCCTAATGTTTCATCCAACGCGCAGCTTCGTGACAGGAAGTCGTCCATTACAGCAGTGTGGGCAGGTTTGCCAGCTGCAACTGGGCTCACGTTCCATTTCACTGCTGTGTATGAGTGGATCCCTCGTACCACCACCGGTATTAGTACCAATACTAATGGTAAGAGCTCTTCCCGTAACACCCTCGATGATGTTGTGGATGCCATTCAGGCTACCGGTTTCACTTGGGTCCGCAACGCGGCAGCTCATGCCGCAACCGGGGCGGTTGCCGGGCTGATGTCAACTATATCTAATACTTTTGGGATTATGCCTTCTAATCAAGTTAACCGTAATGTGAGGTATACACTGCGGTGACCGTGCGGCCGGTCCAAAATGGGTTGCGGAGCAGCAGGGCTGGGTGGCTGGGGGTGCTGGTCATAAGCGTGGTGGGAGGCTGGGCAGCCTATAAGACGCCCCGGGATTGGTCCCCCGATTACCCCACAATGCGAGGTGAAGGCACATCGCCGCCTGGTACGTAGTTTAAGATCCGGATGACCCACATCCGGGGAGGGCGAACTACGTGAAGACCACAAC